CGCTTTCGAGTGGCTCTCCAAAATTGGGGGTTCAATCATGGTAAAGGGCCGAAAACCGCTCGCTAACGCTGCCAAAGAGGCCTCCGGGGCATTTGGTAAGCACCCTGAGCGACGCAACGCAAATGAGCCAAAACCGAAACTAGGCAGGCCAAGGATTCCCGATGCTGTCGAAGACGATCCCGTTGCCAAATCTCGATGGCATTGGGTTTGCGATCAGCTCGAATCCATGAACTTGCTAGCCGTCACGGATCAGGGGCTAATCGCTGGCTATTGCCTGGATTACTCGATGATGCTTGCCTTGTGGGAAGTCATTAAAGGCGGCCAGGTTTCCGACATGGACGAAAAGGGGCGAACCAAACTCAAGCCCGAAGCAAACCAGTTCCACACTTACTCCGACCGGATTCTAAAACGCGAAGCGGAGCTAGGCCTAACCCCATCGAGTAGGTCTAGGCTCAAGGCCCCACAGACGGAAGAAGAGGACGAGTTTGCCCAGTGGCTAGCGAGGTCGACAAGTTGATAGCATCGGGCATCCCTTTGCGAGTCGAGGACTACTGCCAAGCTGTCGAGGACGGCTCTATCGTTGCTTGCGATAGGGTCAAGGATGCCGTATTACGCTTTCGGCTGGATATGCAACGGCAATCGACGCAAGACTTCCCGTACTACTTCGACGCGGTTAAGGCTACTTCGGTTTGCGAATTCTTCCCGCTCATCCTCCGCCATTCGATCGGCGAATATGCGGGCAAGCCCCTAACGCTCGAGGACTGGCAGCTATTCGGGCTATGGAATATCTTCGGTTGGCGGCGCGATGAGGATCGCACTCGAAGGTTTCGCAAGGTCTATTGGTCGATGGCTCGAAAGAACGGAAAGACGACCTTCGTTGCGGGTCTTTGTCACTACTTGGCAATGGCGGATATCGACCCGAGTACAGGCAAACCCGAAGCAGTAGGGCAGATCCTCCTAACGGCAACGAAAAAAGAACAGGCGAACATGGCCTATGGCGAATGCGAGCGGATGGTCGATCAATCGAAGACCATGCAGACGCGAACGGATATTCGCAATGAGACGATAACCTACACGCACAACGGATCGTACATCCGCAAGGTGTCCAGCGATAAGCCTTTCGACGGCTTGAACCCTCATTGCGTCGTAATGGACGAAGTACACCAATGGGGCCAGCACCATCGGAAATTTTACGATACGATGGTCACCGGCAGCGGCTCACGGTCTCAACCGCTTCACATCATTATCACAACGGCGGGCGATGATAAGTCTCAATTGTGGCTTGAGGAATACGATTACGCGGTCAATGTCGTTTCGGGCATCCACAAAGACGAAACGCTATTTGCTCTGATCTACGAGCTAGACAAGAACGACGATTTTGAGGATGAATCAACCTGGTTGAAATCCAACCCGAATTTAGGAGTATCGGTCAAGGCTGAATACCTCCGGGAGCAAGTCAATAAATTTCGCAATACCGCAATCGGTCGAAATCTACTCGATCGGTTTCACGGCAACCGGATTGTCTCGTCGATCGAGAAAGCCTTCAGCCTCGAGGACTTCGAGAAGTGCGTTAAGCCTTACTCGGATTGGTCGCAGGCTGACGGCTACGGGGCCGGTATCGACCTTGGAGCACGCGACGACTTGGCTGCTTACGCTACTTGTGCGCGATTCCCGGTCGACATCGACGACAAGGGCAAGACGGTCTATCGGTACGAGATCCGAACCAAGGCTTACATCGCATCAAACAGCAACCGCGACCTTACGGCAATGCCGTTCAGCCAATTCATCTTCGATGAGGAAATCATCAAGGCCGATTACCCCATCGAGGACTTAACCGAATCGCTTCTGGCCGACCTTGAGGCCAACGACATCGGGACGGCTGCTTACGATCCATACAACGGGCAGCAACTTGGCGAGAAACTAGGGAAAATTGGCGTAATAGCGGCTCGGATGGCCCAGAACCAAGCGAACTTCAATGAGGCAATTCGCGACTTTATCAAGTTAATGCAGGACGGTCGGCTAGTATTTGCCGACTCAAAGCTACTGCGTTGGTGCGCGAATAATGCTATAATCTGCAAAGATCGCCAAGATCGATGGATGTTCGATAAAGCGAAGTCGAAAGACAAGATCGACCCAATCGTTGCGGCGGTAATGGCCTATAGGATCGCAAGCCTACAGCCTGAGCGTTCGTCTGGTAGTCTCTACGTCACTTAGGAGGGGGCAAGATGGCAAGCATACTTGAGCGAATGATTCAATGGGGCGGTTACGCATGGGACTTGACCACCAATAAACTAACGGTCAAGGAGGCTCTTTCGGTCCCTCCGGCTTGGTACGCACACAACAAACTAACAGGGGACTTTGCACGATTGCCTATCGACGTTAAGCGGGTCCAAGGCAAAGGGGCCGTCAACGATACGAAGCACGATGGATACAGGCTACTCAGGGAGAGACCGAACAAGATTCAAAGCCCTACCCAGTTCAAGGCTCAAATACTCTCTCATGCCTTGCTCAAGGGTAACGGCAGGGCAGCGATTATTCGCAATGGGTTCGGTATCTCGGAGCTTATCCCCATGATGCCGGAACAAACGATAACGCTAATTCACGAGGGCGAAAAGTACCACGCCTACAAGCCAGAAAAAAAAACCAGGAAAGAGCTTTTCGACACTCGAAAGCCGGACGAAAACGGCTACATCATTTTCCGCGACGACGATGTATTGCACATCAACGGTTTTTCCTACGATGGAGTCGTGGGGCTAGGCTTACTTGACATCGCTAACAGCACCTTCGGAACGTCTTACGAGGCCGGCAAGTTCCAAAACAACCAGATTAAAAAAGGCCTTCGGGGCAAGTTAATTTTGCAAGCCCCTCCGGCAGCGTTTCGCAGGGTCGAGGACGCTAAAGAGTTCATCGATCAATTCAACGCATCGGAGCTAGGCAGCGACAACGCGGGCAAGGCTGGACTGTTGCGTGAAGGCATCACGGCCAACGCAATTTCGATGAGCAACAACGACGCCCAATTCGTCGAGCTTCAAAAGTTCAACCGCCAAGAGGTCGGGATGCTTTTCGGTCTTGGCTCGATGCCGGGCGATGGCGAAACGGATTCGTACAACTCTAGGGAGCAAGCGGCGATTGAGTATTTGCAATGTCTCGACCGATGGCTAGTCCAGTTCGAGGAACAATGCGACATGAAATTGCGAACGCCAACCGAAACCAGGCTCGACAAAACGTACTTCAAATTCAACACGGCAGCGATCTTGAGGACCGACTTGAAAAGCACCATCGATGCGTTCTCGATCGCTATTTCGTCGCGGATCATGAACCCGAACGAGTGCCGATCGAAGCTAGACTTGAATCCCTACATCGGGGGCGATGAGTTTATCAATCCCAACATCCAATCGGCAGGGATGCAAGACGATTCGAGCGACGATGAAGACCCAAGCGACGACCAGGACGAAGACGACCAAGAGGACACGCAAACACAAGCCAGAAACGCCAGGGCCGTCGATGAGACACTACGCAGCCTAATCCGAACTGAGGCCAACAACGCGACCAACGCGGCTGGAAAGGCCCAGTTCGTGGCTTGGATCGGCAAGAACTATCCCAAGTGGGAGGCCAAACTAGCCGACAAGATCGAAGCGATCGGACTCGACCGGGATTTGGCTCGGGTCCATTGCCAAGAATCGACGCGGCAACTCGCAGAACTTGCGACCAAACACGGGCCAAAAGACCTAAAAAACGCGGTAGAAAACACGGTTAAAGGATGGGAAAACAGGCTATTTGCTTTGAAAGGGCAGAAGAATGATTGAGATCCACAACGAAACCAACGAAATCCTACTGACGGGCATTGTCGGAGATGGATGGGACGAGGATCCCATCACAACCAAGGGGGTCTCGAAGGCCCTGAAGGGCTTCGGAGCCAATGCGGTGACGGTTCGGATCAACTCCCCGGGCGGTGCCGCCGATGAGGGGATCGGGATCTACAACCTACTCAAAAACCACAGCGGGGAAGTCACTACGATCAACGACAGCCTTGCGGCATCGGCGGCTAGCGTGATTTTCCTTGGGGGGTCCAAGCGGCTTATGGGCGATGGATCGCGGGTTATGATCCACAGGGCTATGGGCGTGGCTTTCGGCAATAGCGATGAGCTACGAAAGACGCTACAGGCATTGGAGTCTTACGACGCTTCGTTACTGGACATTTATAGCCAATACCTGAGCGAAGACAAAGCAGCAATCGAGGCCATGCTATCGGCTGAAACGTGGTTCGGGGTCGACGAGGCTATCGCTGCGGGGCTTGCGACGGCTCGCTATGGCAAGGACAAAGACGACAAGAAGAAAAAGAAAATGACCTCGCAATTCGACCAAGCGAAATTGAATTTGCTTCGGTCGAAGATGGCTCAGTTTACGCGGGGGCTAGGGCAATGATTTGGACAGTAGAAAACACAAGCAAAGCTGGTAATCGGGTCGATTGCGTACTTGATGCCGACGGAATAGAAATCGATGGCAAGATTACTCTTTGCGACACGGAGACAGGCGTCATTGAGCGGTATGTCACCAACGAAAAAGGCAAGTTATTGCTGGCCCCATGCGGCACCAAAATGCAGCGGGAGACGCTTCAGTTTAAGGCTCCTCTGCGAGTTATCTTCGCGGGGTCTTGACTCGGCGAAATGACCATGCTAAGGTTTTAGAGCCTGAGCGAAAGCCTCACGCAACTTGCAACTGATTAGCGGCAAGACGATCACGGTTCAATTTTTTTGTCCCGTGGCAGTCATGCCGCTACTTTGGTTTACCGACTGCCACAACTCACAGGAGCAGTCGGAATGAAAACGAGCAAGCAATTGCAAGCAGAGATCGAAACTCTACAGGCCAAAGTATCGGCGATCCAAGCGGTAGCACAGCAAGACAACCGCGACCTTTTGGCAGACGAACAAACCGAGATCGATTTGATCGTCGGCGACGACAAGAACCCAGGGCAGATCGCCAATCTCGCCAAGGAACGCGAGCGGGCCATTCGCATCGAGTCGATGGTGTCGAATGCGGCCCGGGATGTTCACCAAACTCAGAGCGACCAAGAGGCGACCCCTCGGGCGTTCAAGGTCCCAGCCAAGGCAAAGGCCACAAGGCCCCTGGTAGCGTTTCGCGGCGACGATGCCGAAATGGACGCTTACCGCTCGGGCAAGTACATCCTTGCGACGATCTACGGCGATCCCAAGGCTAAGCAATGGTGTTTGGATCACGGCGTTCAGGCGGTAATGAGCGGAAGCGACGACCTCCGGGGCGGTACGCTTGTCCCGCCTGAGTTTGAAAACGCGGTTATCGCCTTGTTCGAGTCGTATGGCATTATTCCGCGATATTCCCGCAATTACCCGATGGCATCCGATACCCTTTCGGTTCCTCGGCAGCTGTCCGATGTCACGGCATACGCTGTTGGCGAATCGGACGAAATCACGGCCAGCGATGCGACTTTCAGCCCAGTCAATTTGGTTGCTCGGAAGTTCGGTACGCTTACCCGCGTGCCAAGCGAATTGAACGACGACGCGGTTATCTCAATCGCCGACATGCTTGCTACTTCGATCGCTCGGGCTCAAGCCTTGCGAGCCGATACGGCTGGTTTCCTCGGCAACGGCGAAGCGGCAAACCACGGCGTTCAAGGCCTTGCAAACGTCCTCAATGCAGGATCCGTCGTAACGGCAGCAGCCGGGCAAAACACGATGGCAACCTTGACGATTGCGGTCTTCCAAGAGGCGGTCGGCAAGTTGCCAGACTTCCCAGGAATCAATCCGGTTTGGTTCTGCCACAAGGCCATTTGGTCGAATGCCCTAGGTCGCTTGCAAATCGCTGCCGGTGGCAACAACAAGGAAGACCTCGGGCAAGGGCCAGTAACGTCTTTCCTGGGCTATCCAGTGGTATTCGTCAACGTCATGCCGAAGACCGTCGGAGCTTCGACCAAGTTTGCTTACTTCGGAGATTTGGCCCTTTCGGCTACCCTCGGAATGCGTCGTCGATTGTCGATTGCTGCGGATGCTTCGCGGTACTTTGAGCTCGATCAGATCGCCTATCGCTCCACCATGCGATGGGACTTCAACTGCCACGAGCGCGGAACGGCTAGCGAAGCCGGGCCTATCTTGTCTCTCGTCTCGGCATCCTAACCAACAACTAAAGAAAGAAGGTGACATTTTGAACGAACTTCAACACTGCAAATTTGTCTCGGCGGTCAAACCGGGAGCGTTGATTGATAACAACACAGCCACGGCTGACGTTATTGATTGTCGAGGGTTTGACTACGCAACAATCGTCGTCCAACTCGGAGCGACCGACATCGCCATGACGGCATTGAAGATGCAGAACAGCGCGACCAGCGGCGGTTCCTATGCCGACATTACCGGGGCAACCTTCGCGGGCGGTTCAGGGCTTGGCGGGGCTACCTTGGCCCTGCCATCGGCAACCGACGACGGCCAAACATGCGTCTTCCAGATCGACCTTCGCGGGCTCGATCCGTTCTTGAAGCTTGTCGCGACTTTTGGCGATGGGACATCAGGCGGTTACATCGCTGCGGTTGCAATTTTGAGCCGGGCTAAGTTCCCTCCGATCACTTCGGCGGCAACGGCTGACGGCGATGTTTGCTTGGTTGTCTAGTATGGCAATCGAGTTACTTAAAGAATGGAGAGGCTTTCCGATCGGTTATCGGTCGGAAGCCTTCGGGGCAGGCGTTGAGGATGTTTTGATTCAAAGGGGGATAGCACGTGCGATTGATACCGGAGATTGTGACCGGGCCGACAGCCGAGCCGATCACCCTAAGCGAAGCCAAGAAACAACTAGAAATCGCAAGCAGCGACACTAGCCATGATGTTCACATCGCGGCGTTGATTCAGGCAGCAAGGGAGCAATGGGAGCACGACACCGATTCGGCAACGTGCTTTCGGACGCTTCGAGTAAGGATACCGACCTGGGCCGATGGGTTGACCTTGCCGAGATCGCCGATCCACTCGATCACCTCGATTCAATACTTCGACGGTGGCAACACTTTGCAGACATTGCCTTCGTCGATTTATCAACTCCATGTCGATCAGATTCGCGTTGCCTATTTGCAGGTCTTGCCAGGGACTACGGCAAGGTGGGATGCGTGGTCGATCAACTACCAATGCGGCTACTCTAGCGACGGCTCGAAGGTTCCAGCGGTGGCAAAGTCGGCGATGCTTATGTTGATCGCTCACTACTTTGAGAATCGGGACATGTTAATGTCCGAAGCCATGCAAACCATGCGACCTTACGAGTCTTTGGTGCGTCGATTCATGAGGAGTAGTTACCCATGAGCGGACGGCCAAGAGACCTTCGGCTAGGTGCTTTGCGGCATCGGTGCACGATCCAGCAGCCAACAGAGACCCAAGACGCGGCAGGGCAGCCTATCGTCACCTGGGGGCCTTATGTGGTCGATGAGCCTTGCGAATGGCAGCCAACGGGGGGCTTCGAGTCGATGCGTGGCCGTCAACTCGAGGCAGGGACCAGGGCAATATTTCGCGTTCGGTATCGATCCGGCTACACAGCAAAGATGCGGGTTTCCTTCGATGGAGAAACCTACGGAATAACGGCAATCAATCCGGTCGACGGGCTACGAAAGTACATCCTCTTGGTATGCTCGGCGGTGGTATCTTGAGCACGAAAATCGAAATCAATCACGAACTAATCAAGGCGGTATCGGATATTCCGGTATTGCTCCGTAATGGTCCATTGGGTCGATGCCTTGGGGCGTTCGGCAAGCCGATTGCTAGGCAGGCCGGGACGCAAGCAAGATCCTCGAGGGAGTCCGGGTCTCGACTCAAATGGTCGAAGAGATTCAAGAACGCGGCCAACTTCCAAAACGACTCTAAGCAGCATTTTAGCCACAAGGTAGGAAAAAGCGGCGTGGTGGTTTGGATTGGTGCGACCTACCCGAAGGGCAATAAGCAACAGTTCGTCATGCCGTCGAAAAAAGGCGATTCCTACACGCGATACCATTGGGGCAAGCCTGGGCAAACGATCGTAACGACAAGCCGGCGCGGAACGTCCTATACCTACACTCGGGGCCAGTCCAAGAACGCAAAGGCGAACGCCAAAGAGCGGAAGAATCCAACCATCGCCCGATTCCCAGTCCAAGAGCGGGCAACGGTTCGAGCGTTCGACCAAACGCGATCAACCGCCGAGGCTGATTTTTTGGCCCAACTTCAAAAGGAAATCAAGGAGCTACGTCTTGGCTAAAAATCTTAAACTGACCGACAAGGTAACAATCGCATCGAGCGGAACGACCTCCACAGCATTGACGCTACAGGGCACGATCCCGCTCGCTATGCAGATGCCAGCGGCATTTACCGGGACGGCAATCACCTTCCAATGCTCGAACGACGGCAGTGCGTACTATGACCTCTACAACGGCTCGACGCAATACAGCGTGACCGTTGCGGCTAGTCGCTACATCGCACTCAATCCAGATGTATTTGAGGGCGTGCGATTCGTCCGGCTGGTCAGTGGGTCTAGCGAGGGTGCTATTCGGGAAATCTTCCTTATTAGTGGAGAGCGTTAAACCTTGTCGGCAATCGGCGAAGCAATACGAACCAAGCTACTGTCCTATGGGACGGTATCGGCATTGATCGGGCAGCGAATGTATCCCGATGCGATGGTCGAAGGCGCTACGCTTCCGGCGGTTGTCTACTACGTTACCTCGACACAACGGGACCACATGCTAAGCGGCGTGGGCAAGTCGGCTCACGCTCGATTTACGCTCGATTGCTACGCAACGACTCGAAGCACATGCAACGCGATTAGCAAAGCTATTCGCGAAACCGGAATTGATTCCTTTCGGGGTACCGTTAGCGGTTACGACCTCGATGGAGTCGACTTTGATTCCGGAGATGAATACATGCAGGAACCACCTACCGATGGCAGCCAAGAGCATCGGTATATCGTTAGTTTCGACCTCTTGGTTCACTATGGAGAGCCTTAAACATGGCAGCGTTGACAAAAGCGAGGACCGGACTCGGAGCGACCATTTCCGGTACTGGTTTGGTGACAACCCAAGTCACTAGGATTGGAAACATCAAAATCGGTGTTGATGTTCTCAACATCTCCGATTTGAGCACAACCGGATTCGAAAAAGATCGACCGGGAGACTTGCGAAAGAATCCTGATTTGGAAGTCGAGTTTAACTGGCTCGGCGCGGCTCCACCTATCAGTACCGCAATGATCCCGACGAGCGAGCCTTATGCTGGAATCGCCACTACGATCACGCTACCAGGGGCCGGAAGCTATCAGGGAACGGCATTTGTCAAAGATGTTGAATTCCCCTCGGCGGAAAA